ATATATGTGATAAACAATAAATTACTTACTCATTTCCCTAGTAGTTATAATCCTAACCCAATGCAGGTAAAAGTTCTTGATACTATAAATCAAGCATTTGAAGATAATTATAAATTTATAGTGTGTAATGCACCAACTGGTAGCGGTAAGTCAATGCTTTCTAAAACTATTGGCAATGTATCAAGAGAAAGTACTGATAATTTTAGAGAGGTAGTTACATCATACCTTGCCTTTAAACGGTTGCATGGTGGAGGTTATTCACATAGTGATGAATGTGAAGATGAACCGTCATTTGGTTGCTCAGCTCTAACTATTACTAAATCTCTCCAAGATCAATATAAAGATCTATTTAACGATACTGAAGTTTTAAAGGGTAAATCAAATTACCAATGCTCGATCGATCCTAACTTTCCTGTAGATGTAGCTCCATGTCTACATCTGCCTGGAATTAAAGAAGAGTGTTGGGTTAAAAAATGCTGTCCATATTATGAGCAGAGAAATAACGCACTTACTGCTCAATTTAATACATTAAATTACAGCATGTTTTTTGCGCTACCAGATCATCTTAAAAAGCGGCAATTTTTAATATGTGATGAGGCTTCGGAATTAGAGGATCAATTAGTAAAACAATTTACATGTAAGATAGAATATAAAACTTTTAAAGCTGCAGATATAACTTATACTGTTTTTACTAGTAGGACAGACGGTTATAAGTGGTTGAACACGATAGCAGTAAGTATTAATGATAAAATTACTGATCTTAAAGAGATGGTAGGCTCTAAAAGCAGCACATCAAATAAACGCACTTTAATAGATCTTAAAAGCAAAATAATTAAGCTGCTAAATTTACACAATAAAATTAATCTCGTTATAGATTCATGGAGTGAGTCAGAATATATTTTTGATCGAAATAAAGATGGTGTAACATTTATGCCACTAAAGGTCAACAAGCTAGCGCATAGACTTTTTGATTATGCTGATGGTGTTATTTTGATGTCTGCAACTATTATTGATCCAGCAAATTTCTGTAAATCTCTAGGTATTGATAAATTTAAATATGTTGAAGCGAGATCCACATTTGATCCAAAGAATGCACCTATTATATGTAACACTAAATTTAAGTTAAATTATTATAATCTAAAAAGTAATCTACCTAAGATTGTAAAACAAATTCAAGAGATATGTGACTATCATAAAAATGATAAGGGAATTATACATACGCATAATAATACTATCACTAAGAGTATTTCTAATGTGTTAACAGGCGGTAGATATCTGACCAGAGAACCAGGGGTGAGAAATGAAGATATTTTAGAACAACACTCAGCAACAGATGATCCAACAGTTCTCATATCACCGTCAATGACGTTTGGTGTAGATTTAAAAGATGATCTAGCGAGGTTTCAAATTATTGTTAAGGCGCCTTTTCTGCCTACAAAAGATGTTAGAATTGAGAGGCTTATGAAAGCTGATTTTAAGTGGTATCAGAATAAAATGCTATGCACTTTGATTCAATCTTGTGGTAGAGGTATTAGGTCTGAAAAAGATTATTGCATAACATATATTCTAGATGGTACCATCACAGAAAATATTATTAACAATAAACATAAGCTACCAAAATATTTTATTGACAGATTTCTATAGCTGTAATAAATATATGTATCAAAAATTATACTTACGAGTTCGAAATCAAAACGCTATTGACACAATTTGTCGCGGCGTTCGATGATACAGTCATTAAGCGTTATGATAAGAATAATAATGCTCGTCAAAACGTTGAGGTTAGATATGTATTTGCTCCTAAACAGCGTGTAATGTATGATATTGTTAATAAAGCGCAAAATTTAACGCTCCCAGTAGTCGCGGTCGACTTAGCATCAGTATCTTATGATACAGATAGAGTTTTTAATAAAATTAACAATATATATAACTATACAAATGCAACAGACGGTACAGAGATCCGGATGCCTGTTCCAATTAATTTAGAGATTAATTTTTCAATTATAGCTCGATATATGCAAGATATGGAGCAGATTATATCTAACTTTGCACCTTATTCTAATCCATATATTGTTATAGCGTGGCGAGAGCCAACTGTTGATAGTAATAGTATAGAAATTAGAACAGAGGTTGATTGGAGTAAAAATATAGCATTTAATAACCCCACTGATCTAACACACACAGATAAATTTAGAGTTGTAGCAGATACTAGCTTTACAATAAAGGGGTGGCTATTTCGAAATAAAAATACAGAATCCGCTCCAATCTATTTTATAGAGCAAAACTTTATAGATTCAAGCAATGCCTATAACTTAACACAGCCTCTTACAACGTTGGATTATGAAAACTTCTTCAATAGCTTAACAGCTACTAGTAATATTGAGACATATATATTATCAGCAATTCCTAGTATTAGTAATATATACCACACCACAACTGGTAGTATAATAGAAGCTGATAGTCCGATAACACTCAATAAAGAGGTATCTGCTTATAATCTATATAATTATAATATACTTGGTACAAACTTTCTTCGAACCGAAGCGATACTACTAAGCGCAAATAACAACACATTAACAAACAACTTAACAGTTATAGATACCACCTATACTGGTACAGTCTCCGGATTTGTTGTTGATCCTAGTAATTACATGATATTAAATGATGAGGTATTAACAATTAATATACCTTACCTATCAGGTGCCGGTGATTTTGATATTATTATTAAAAATCCAGCTGGTTGGGGATCATCAAATAGTATAAGTGGTTTCTACTTCACTGCTGAATAAATAAATAAACACAATGGCAGATACATCTCCTAATCGAAACCGCTCTTACGTGAGTAGTGATGGCAAATCCTCTACATTTGGTAGAAGCCTCGTCCAGTATATACAGAATAGATTACCATATACAGACACTGTAAGTAGCGACGACCAGTTAAACCCAAAATATAAATTTTTTAATAAAACAGGAACTCGACGCGCAGAAGCATTAGCTAAAACATCCGTATCGTCTTCAAACAGCTATAATAACGTAGCTATTGGTGATTTTGGTAAAGATACAACTTTTGCTGATGTCATGTACGCGAGTATAAATGAAGATAAGCCTGGTCGTGTACGAGATTATCGAATTATGGCTGCATATTCAGAGATTGCAGATGCTCTAGATGAAATATGCGATGAGGCAATTAATGAAAATGATGTAGGTGAGATCGCGAAAATTAATTTTGATAATATAGACTTGAATGTAACGGATAAAAAGGATATTGAAGATGAGTTTTTTAAATTTATTGATTTTTTCGACCTCAAACAAAAGGGCTGGCAATATTTTAGACAGCTGTTGGTCGAGGGTGAGGTCTTTTTTGAGCTTATATTACATGATAAATATACTCAGGAGGGGGTATTAGGGTCAATTAACTTACCGACAGAGCTTATTGACCCTGTATATAATAATATACAAAATATGCTAGTTAAAGGTTATATTTATAAAAAGCCTGTCTTTAGCGAAACTCAACCTAATAAAGTTGAAAAGTATGATTTTGTACCAATGGATGCGAATCAAATAGTTTATATAAACTCTGGTGTTTATAATGAGACTAAGGAATTTGTTACTCCGTTCCTAGAAAATGCAAGACGTCCTTTCCGGCAGTTATCTTTAATTGAAGACGCGATTGTTATTTATAGACTTGTTCGTGCTCCGGAGAGATTGGTATTTAATGTAGATGTTGGTAATATGGCGCCACCGAAAGCTGAAGCTTATTTAAGAAAACTTATTCAAAATTATTGGTCTAGGAAGACATTTGATATGGATCAAGGTGATGTAGTTAAAAAGTTTAATCCACAGTCTATGCTTGATGCTTTTTGGTTTGCAAAGAGGCAAGGGTCTGAAGGTACATCAGTAACACAATTACCAGGTGGTGCGAACTTAGGTGAGCTAGCAGACTTAATGTATTTTATTAAGAAGTTGTATAAGGCGTTAAAAGTACCAACAACAAGAATTGACCCGGAAGATCGAGCAGTTGATACATCAATTACTTTACGCGAAGAGCTTAAGTTTGCTAAGTTTGTTATCCGTCAACAACAAAGATTTGCAGCTGGTATTAAACGAGGATTTATTACACATCTTAAGCTAACAGGTAGGTGGGATAAATATGATTTATGTGAAACAAATTTTGATATCATTTTTAATGTACCTACAAATTTCTTTGAGCTTAGAGAGAGTCAAAGACTTGAACTTAAAGCATCAAATTATAACAATATAGCATCTAACGAGTTTGTAAGTGCTACATACGCGCAGAAAAAATATCTCGGATGGAAGGATCGTGATATTCTCGCTAATAGAGAATTCCTTAGAAAAGATGCAGAAATGCAATGGGAGCTATCTCAAATTCAAGCTGCAGGTCCGGCCTGGAAGGAGCAATTAGTAGCAGGAGATATAGCAGGAGATATGGTTGGTGGACCAGAAGGTGATTTAGGTGGTGGAGGTGGAGGTGAAGGCGGTATACCTGAGTTTAGTGGCGGGCCAGCTGATGTTGGTGGTGAAGATGATATAGATATAGCTGATACTGATGTTGATGCATCAGCGGAAACAGAGGTATAACTAAATTTGTGTAGATAATTACTATGTTGTATAAATATATACATGGCATCTGCTTGTGAAATAACCCCATTATCAGCCTTTCTTTCAACTAACCTTAATAATAAGATAGAAACTTATGATAGGTTAGGTGATAGAGTTAAGAGATCATTGGGGTGGCCCTTAATATCGCTTGAAATTCATTCAGATCAGTTACGTGAAAATATTCAAATCGCTGTAGAGTATTTTACTAAGTATGCCGGATTTACACAGGAGTATTTAATTTTTGACTCCAACTTATATGAGAGTAAAAAAGGCATCCGGTTAGATTTACTGTATACATTAGCAAATACTAATTTAAATGCAAACGCAAGAGAGGTAGCTGGCACAAACCCAACCGGACCGAGTAGTGAATTTTATGGTGAGACTGCAGAAACAATTTTTGTCGCTACTTCGAGCTTGGATAGCACGGTTTTTTCCAGCTCTTCCGCGTTATCAGCTACATTTACTTCTGGTATAAATCAATTCGAATTGTTTAATGGCACATTATATGGTTCAATCACATCGTTTAATCAGTCATTAACTGCTGCTTTTACTGAAAATATACAGAAGACTTTAACCTTACAAGGACTCTCATCTGAAGCTATTACATTTCAAAATGTATTTGATTATGATGTAATGGATTATAGAAAAGTTGTTGATGTTACAGATTTTGAAGAGGGGTCAACTACCGGTATTAACACATTATTTACCTTAGAGCAGACATTAGCTCAGCAAACATATTTTTCTTATGCGTTAGGCAATTATGGATTTGATCTAGTTTCTTGGTATTCACTTAAAGAATGGCTAGATACAAGAGAGAAAGTTTTAGCTACTAGAAGGGATCTTAAATTTGATCCTAGAACTCAATACCTGCAAATCTACCCACAGCCTAGCACCAGTAGCAGGTTCTATGGTGTAGTATCCTGCTATATTGAGAGACCAATTAGAGATATTATAAAAGAGCAATGGGTGTATGAATATGTCTTAGCTTTAACTATGATAACCATTGGTAGAGTTAGAGGTAAATTTACAAACGTTAACTTGTTGGGTGGTGGAACGCTTAATTTTGATCTCGTCAGTGAGGGTAAAACAAGGAAAGAGGAGCTCGAGCAGAAGCTTCTTGAAGGAGCTTCTGCCGGTTTTGGGGATGGTGACATTATAGATTTTTTCGTTGGTTAGTGGATGTAATAATGGGAAAGACAAAAAGATATAGGCAGGGTGTTTTTATTCCCAAAAATCAAGACAAATTTATTGGTACAAAAGCTATATATAGGTCTGGTTTAGAGCTTAAATTTTTCAGGTTTTGTGATAACAATCAAAATGTATTAACATGGGGTAGCGAAAATGTCATTGTACCATATGTGTCGCCTTTAGACGGTAAAGTGCATAGATATTTTGTTGATAATTATGTTGTAATTAAAGAAGGTGATATTGTTAAAAGATATTTGATTGAAATTAAGCCCTATAAACAAACTAAAATACCAAATACCAAATACAGAAAAAAGTCTCATTTAATATATGAACAAAAAGCATATGTAATTAACACAGCGAAATGGGAGGCTGCGCGGCAATTTTGCCATAAAAGGGGGTATGAATTTTTAATTTTAACAGAAAAAGATCTCACCTAAATAAATAATATCATGCCTGTAAACTTTACCGATAATTTTGGCTCCACCTATATTAACATAAATGAGTGTAGATCATTTAATCAACCGTTAACAACGACTCTTGTAGGATTGTCTGCACAGGTTTGCTCAGAAGTTATTATATATAATAAGACTGGTCAATCGATATTCATTTATGATTCAAACTACTCAGATGATTCGAATAGAATTTTGCTAGATGATAATGATACTATCACCATCCGTGGAATTACAAATACAGAACAAGTTAGTGCTAAAACTGGAGCATCAAACGGTACGGTATATTTTAGAACTCAATTTTATAGCGTTCTACCTCAGAGGTAGAAAACTTTTTATTTAATAATAATACAAAAAGGTATAAATATACACATATGGCTCTAAAACTAAATTTGGTTGTAGAAAATCCTGATATTGCAGATCAGTTTGAAATTATTGAGGAAGAAACAAATAAAAATACACCATCCAATCTATACATAAAAGGGCCATATATGATGGCTGAAGGCGTTAATCGTAATAATCGGTATTACCCTTTACATGAACTTGAACGTGAGGTTCACCGGTATAATGAAGAAATGATTGCTCCTGGCCGGGCAATGGGCGAATTAAATCACCCATCTTCTGCAGATGTAGATCTAGAACGTGCATGCCATATAGTAACAGAAATCACTCAAGATGGTAGTGTATTTTACGGTAAATCTAAAGTATTAACTACACCATGTGGCCAGGTTGTGAGGTCGTTAATTAATGATGGTGTAAAAATTGGTATGTCATCTAGAGCTCTAGGCACTCTAGAGGAGAAAGCTGATTATAATCAGGTTAATAATTTAAAGCTAGTTGCTATAGATTGTGTAGCTGATCCATCTTATTCTTCTGCTTTTGTTAATGGTATATTAGAATCTAAGCAGTGGGTATTGGCAGATAATGGAGCATATGAAGAAATATATGATAAATTTGAAGAGAGTATCATAAAACTACCTAAAAAGGGTGTAGATGAATATTTAAGAGATAGATTTTTATCCTTTATTAACAACCTTTAATATAAATATACTTTAGTATGCCTAGGTCAAAAAAAGATAACGTAAAAGTTGGTTGGAGTAAACATACCGATAAGCAACAAAAACGTCAACATAATAAAAAAGTTCGGAAAGCAGGAAAAGAGGATACACATAATGAGGAGGATGAGGAAGCTTCTGTTAACTCTAAACTAACTCGCTTTATATCAGCTATTTCTGACAAAAATTACGCTTCAGCACATAAATATTTAAAGAGTGCTGTTGAGACTAAATTAATAGATAGGGTTAATAGTGCAACAGAAACCCCACTTTTTTAAACAATGAATAAAAAATCAATCCTCCCAGAAAGTGTAAGTGAAGTTTTAACCGAAGATTCAATTGCATCTGTTGAGAGTGCTATTAAAGAAAAATTATCTCTCTCTGTTGAAGCAGCACTTACTGATCAAGATAACCTTTATGCCGAAAAACTTCAAGAGTTGGTATCTGCTATTGATAAAGATCATTCATCCAAGCTTAAACGCGTTGTAGAATCAGTTGATCTGAACAATTCGAAAAAGCTAGTCAAGGTAATTAACCGGTATGAGAATGAATTACATGTATCTGCAAATAAATTTAAAGATGTTCTTATTGAATCCGTTTCAGCTTACTTAGAAGAGTATTTAGATGAAGCAATCCCCCAGAAAGAAATTTTAGAAGCAACTCAGAACAGAACAGCTATGGAGGTTCTTAGTAATCTACGAAAAGTTTTAGCTGTTGATTCTTCACTTATGAGTGAATCGGTTAAAGATGCTGTTGTTGATGGTAAGACACAAATTATTGAGTTGACTAAAAGATTAGAAAAAGCAGAACAACAAAATGCTATTCTTGAGAAAGCTTATAATAAAACTAAAACAGACTTACTACTTGAAACTAAAACATCTTCTCTACCAGATAGGAAAGCTCAATATCTTCGAAAGATCTTAAATGATAAAACGCCAGAATTTATTGAAGAGAACTTTGAATATACAGCAAGACTTTTTGATAAGCAAAGTAACAAGCGCCTCGAGGTTATTAAGGAAGAGGCTTATACACAGCGTAAAGTTAAAGCTGATGTTCCAGTAGAACAACCAACAAAGAAGCCGACGGAAACAAATCCATATCTGGCTGAGCTAGCTCGGATGAAATAATTTCTCCCTGAACAATGAGGCATTTGGTGCCTGAATATCTTGGAGCTTGACTCCATGAAGGTCGAAAAAGAAAGGAAACGAAAAAAATTATGAATAAACCGCAATCATTTATTGATAAGAATAGAGCTGATACTCTCCTCGAGAAGTGGGCTCCTGTTCTAGATTATTCATCTGATAGTGTTAAGTCCATTGAGGATGACACAACTCGTCTTAATACTGCTATTCTTCTTGAAAATCAGGAAAAATGGTGTATTGAAGAAGCAAACCAATCCGGTGCTGGAGGGTCTTTAGGATCCGGAGGGCTTTATAACCCTCAATCTCCCAACTCCACAGATAATTATGCTCAAGGCGATGCGCGTCTACCAAAGGTACTTATTCCTATGATTCGTCGTACGTTCCCCGAACTCATCTCCAACGATATTGTTGGAGTCCAGCCAATGTCTGGTCCCGTAGGTCTAGCTTTCGCTCTTCGCTACTCTTATCAAGGTGCAGATCTTGGTAGTGGTATCGATGGTGCTACAGGCGGCGGTACCGGTTCAAACTGGGATCCAGCTGCAACCCTAACCGGTAATATCAGTAATGTAGCTCCTGATTATGATACTGAGCTTGGATATCAACTTCTTGACACAAGGTTTACCGGGGCATCCTCCACTGCTTTAAGTGGTAATGCTGACTGGCTCTTCGCTGCTCAAGATGGTGGTGTTGCTGAGATTCTCAAGAACTTTGAGATTACAGGTAACATCCCACAAGTTGAAGTTAAATTCGAGAAAACAGCCGTTGAAGCTGGTACCCGTCGATTGGGTGCTCGCTGGTCTGTTGAGTTGGAACAAGACCTCAAGAACATGAACGGAATTGACGTTGATGCTGAGATCACAAATGCTATGTCATATGAGATCCAAGCTGAGATTGACCGTGAAATGCTTATGAGGATGATTCAAGCTGCTCTCGGAGCTGGTGCTGGTGCTGGATACTCTATCTGGTCACCTGCTTCTGCTGATGGGCGTTGGCTCGTTGAACGAAATCGTGATTTCTATCAGAAACTAATCATTGAGGCTAATCGTATTGCTGTACGTAACAGGCGTGGTGCTGCTAACTTTGTTGTAGCTACTCCACGTGTTTGCGCTATCTTGGAGATGCTCCCTGAATTTCAGTGGGTACCTGTACAAGGTGACGTCAACACACAACCTGTAGGTATTGCTAAGATTGGTTCACTCGGTGGTAGGTTTAGCGTTTACCGTGATACCCGTACTGAAGTTGGTTATGCTGCTGCTGGTACATATGATCAGTCATCTAAGTATGGTAATGGTCCTACTGGTGCTAAAACCACTGGTGTTGAATATGCTCTCCTTGGTTACAAGGGTCCAGAGTTTTATGATACAGGTATCATCTATTGTCCTTACATTCCAGTCATGGTTCAGAGAACAATTGGTCCAAATGATTTCTCACCACGCGTCGGGTTGCTTACCCGTTACGGCGTAGTTGATAACATCTTTGGTGCTAATCTCTATTACCATGTTGTTATTGTTCAGGGGCTTGGTACTGCGTTTACACCTGCTAGTAAGAGCGTGTATTTTTAATAACTAGTTTATTAAAATAGCAACTTTAACCTGGTGGTCTTCGGACCACCAGGTTTTTTGTGTTATATGTTAAAAATATTTGTAAAACATATATTCGTTTTTAATGTAGGTGTTTATGATTCTTCAAAGTATTCACCGGTACCACTAAACTACATTTAATTATATATTTTACTTGCAATTTTAATCAGTATCTATAATTATAGATAGTTATGACTGAAATTACTATTACATTAAACGCGTCTCAAGAAACCCCTGAAGCTGCTCTAGTCGTAGAGTGTCTAGAAGCTGCTATTAAGGATAAAGGATCAGGTGTTGCTCGCCTAGCTATCCCCATACAGGATAGGGTTGTAGCAGCTGTTAAGGAACTAGCAGGTAAATCTCCTGATGTATCACTAGGTGATACACCTAGTGATCTCAATGGAGTATCTTAAATTAGATAATTAAAAATAAAAAGCTAGCCTTTATAAAGGCTAGCTTTTTTTATGATCTATGGTTAGTTTAGTTGCTTAAAACTAGGAGAGCTTTGAAGCTCTTAAGTGAGACGTAAAGCTATATATTCATTGAATATATGTTACACTATAGGATCTTCAATAGGATCCGGTTGATCTTTAGCCTGTTGCCATTCTCGGAGAGCTGGGATTGCCTCTATAATAGCTGCCATGGCCGCAGCAGCTTCCGGCACTTCAGAAACCGCGGATGGTAGATCATCAATGTAAAGTTCTTCGTCTAGATCTTGTCTATGGACTACCTCACCTGTCGCTGGATCGTAGTACCCAAAATTAACGCGTGCAATGCCAGAGCTGGCATCTGGCATGCTTAATATAATCTTCGAGGCCCAGAGGTGTTCGAGGGTTCGAGATTTTACGGCGGGTTTAGGATCTATAACTAATGGTGTATCTGCAGATATCGGCATAATATTATTTAAGTGTGTTTTGTGTTTTATTAATTAAAAAAACGTTAAGCGCTTGTTATCCAGTTATCCAACTCTCCAGTTAGTCCCGTCACTATAGACGGGCGTGAAATTAGCGCCGCCGCCGGTCACAGTCTGACCGTGATGGCTAGAAAGCGAATTATTCGAGTCGGTAACAAATGTTCGCGCTCCTGCTCCTGCCGTGGATGCGGCAGGTAGCGCAGCCACAGTGGTAGGAGTCGCCTTAATGGTCCCGGTGGCTGCGATGCTACCGGAAACGTCGAGCGCAACAGTTGGCGACGCTGTCCCGATTCCGACATTGGACGCCGTATCAATCGTGAGAGCAGCAGCAGACGTCAGCCCCGTTCCGTCCTCGATTTTGAATTTGTCCCCGTCCGAGTTATCGACACCCATCATCCACCGCTCCGCGCCCGTCAGCAGAAACTGAAGAATGGAATCGCCAGTACCGTCTTGCTCTATCGTGATTCCGTTAGCCGAGCCTCCTGAGGTGTTATCCTCATAGACATGTAGAGGTGTTGTGGCAGTGTCTTTGCCTAGGGCTAACTTTCCGAATAACCTAGTCAGTGTCGTGACGGCAGAACCGAGAACCGTGGTATTGGAGCCAAGCCCTTCGGCAGAGTCGCCGATTACGATCTGGTTAGTGGCTGACTGGACACCTTTAGTGTTTTTACCGATGAAGATCGAGTCATCGGCGACAGAAAGAGCGGTCGCACCATCTGCCTGGTAACGGCCAGCTTGGTAGCCGATTGCTAAATTATGACTGCCAGTAGTGTTACTGAAAAGTGCCGCGTAGCCTATGGCACTGTTGTAGCCGCCAATAGTGTTAGAGTAAAGGCTATATGCGCCGGTGGCTGTGTTCTGATTG